ACGCAAAGTTTAAGTCAAGGGTTGGATAATCTAATTGGTCATAGATTTTCTGATTCCCTAAAAAAGCTCGACTAATAACAGTTGAGCCAACTCTTAAAGCCTTGATATCTGTCGTTCCTGCATCTATAGCCATGTTATTCAATTATTAGATAAAGGACAGTAGAGGACGGTGTTAAGAGATTGTAATTAGCTCTTGAAATTCGAACAACATTAGTGATAGTAGATGCTCCACTAATTCCTGTCGCATCCGACACTAAAATTCCTGTAGGTTTTCCCGTGACAGCAGACCATGGCGGAGTGATATCAACGGCCGTTTCTATACTTGTGATTCGCCCCTTTGAGTCAACAGTAAAGGGCATAACTTGAGTCGCCAGTGCATTGTAAGTTCCCGCTACCACACCACTATTTGTTAATGCTATTTCGGCCGAAACATTAGCACTTCCATCAAAAGATACTGAATAACTTGCATCCCCCGTTGTTGAAATTGTCCGGGCGTTTGTTAGTTTTAACGCCTCCCCCGCCGTTGCCGAGCTTGATATTTCAACATAAACAGTACCAGACCATCGATAGGTTTTGTTAGTATCTTCGGTGACATAAATTTTGCCAGTCTCACCCGCAACCGGAAACGCTGCAAGGTTAGCAAAATTCAAAACATCATCAACATAAGATGGTAATCTATCTGATGAAATCAACCCCGATGATGCGTTTAATGCTGTTAAAATCGAATCATTTGTTGTTAATCCTTTAGTGAAGATTGAAACAGTTGGATCTGCTTCAACAGCGATCGCTCCCACGTCAGACGCATTTAAGCTGATCTGATTTTTAGGAACTTTCGCATTTGAATCAAGAGAAGCAACACCATTGGCGATCGCTTTTTCAATCTGTAAAATAAATTGAGAATAATCAACAATTTGACCCATTCCCATGTTAATAACCTCTCACTAATCGAACTGATTTGCCCGCAGGAATAACGATGTTAATTTCAGGGTGTTTGTAGGGATAACAAGATTCTAGGTTGATATATTCTCCTGTAGAATAAGTCAATCCGTTTATCGTCACATCTCCTAAAATTACCTTTAAATAAATTTGAACACTACCCGCAGGAATAACGGTGTTTGTCGTTAAATCCCTCCAGTCTGCGGTTAAATTTGTTTCAAGTAAACTAACAGGAATTCTGCCACTTGATAAAGCTGGAAGTTTGCCACTAATTGCTGTTGCTGTAGCTTCTGTGGCAAGAGAGGAAACATCAGTTGATCCACCTCCACCGCTTTCGTTGGAGATTGCCCTGTAGATCTCCCAATAAGGCAGGGTTTGAGCAGCATTATCTAAAGCCTCAATCTGAGCGCGAATTAAAGCTGCTGCCTGAGTTTGTTGATCTGCTATATCTGGCATATTTTTAAATAGATCAATATAATTCAAGTCTATCCTTTGACACTGTAAAAAGCTTTTCAATATAAGAAAATCACCCTAAAACAATTGCATATTTTTTCGCAGAGGATTCAATATAACTTAAAATATCTGATTCCATTTCTATAATACCTTGATGAGAAATAGAGGTCACGGTATTCTCGTAGTAATACGCCACAAAAACCAGATAATTTCCACTTAAGAAACTAGAAGTCCCATTAATGGCACTGATTGAATTAATAACAGGAGTATACAGACCCAATTCAGACACTGGAACAGAAGATGACGATCCGCCTACTCCTGTCAGCGTTAAGATTTGGGTCGTTTCGTCAGGTTCCAATGCGACAGAGTACAAATAACCCCCCACCCAAACCCGGACAGAAGTTGCGTTAAATATCCCTTTTGCATTTCCAGCAATAACATCAGGGTAGTCAGATCTGATAGCTGTAGGACGCGTTAAATTGATTTGTAATTGAGTCGAAGAGCTTAACGCTATCTCCCTCGCAAAAACGGGTTTCCCGATGCCATTTAAGGTTCCAATCTTTGCTCTTAAAACTTGACCTGCATTTAACTCAGAAACAACTAAACAAGTGCCATTCCCGTTAATAGCAACGATTTGATTAGCAGTGTTGGCAACTAAACCAAAGACCCCACGCTCTCCCACCCCAATAAATGATCGCCCATTGACAATTCCTGATCCCGATAAGGCGATCGCACTTAAACCCGTATCAGGGACAATTCGACGTAAATCTAACCCCGCACTAATTAAATTGCCAATGATTGCAGCCACACCCGAATAGTAGCCAACACGCTCCCCGATTGACAAACTGACCTCTATCTGTGCATTCTCGGCTACTCTACCCCCTAAACTTGCCACGTCAACCTGAATCTCCACAGCAACTAGATAGGCATATCCCGATGGCAAATCTTTTTCTAAAATTAATCCCGAATTGTTGTTGGTATAAGTAATTCTTTGATTAATTCCCGTCATCTCCCCACCCCCAGAGGCGGAGGTATCCAGAGATCCGTCGGTCAATTTGACGTATCCTAAAAATGTCAAATTGACCGCACCCGCACCAAAAAACAGATCAGTTAAGTCCGTATCCCCCCACGATATCCCTACTGATATGGATCTCCCCGCAAAATAGGGAGATGTCGTTTCGTTTCTGAGCCAAAATTTAACAGGCTCTGAGTAGCTTCGATCAACAGCATAATCCGGTCGGATAATGATTTGTTTTTGCTCTTCTGTAAACTCAGAGAGTTGGCGATCGCACCCATTAATTGACCGAGTGGAGGATATTAAGGTTTGAAATTCCTGGGGATAAACAGCGACCCATTCCCCTCCTACCCATGCCCTAATTTCTCCCCACGCATCAACATAAACCCGCATCCCTTCAATTTTATTAGTGGGAAGTTGAGAGGTGTTTCCTATGCTTAATTGAGTTTTAAAGTGATCGTCTTTATTAAGTATTATTGTTCCAGGGAGAACATCTAAAGCGGAATAAGTGGCAATAACGTAAGCAGCTAAATAGGTGTTTGTGGGGCTAAACGAAAGGATATAAGAAATTGCTTCGTAACCTTCACAATTGCAGTCAGGAACCGTCACACTCAATCCTTGACCTGCGGTTAAATTGATGGTGGTCGGAGTCGAATATAAGTTGAATCCTTGTCGGTTTTGCATCTGCCAATACAGAGATCCACTAACCGCAGTTGTTAGACTTCCGACTGTAACGTTAACAACCGGGGCGGATATTTGAGATGGAATCCCAGCATAAGTTAGCATATTTTATCCTTAATATTCATTTAACCTTGTATAACTCGCCACGTTCCTTTATGCTTGAATGCGATCGCTTTACCCGTTACAACACCCTTACAAATAAAACTTTTCCCCATTCCGGTAAACATTGATCCGCTACTTCCCAAAGGGTAGGCTTTACCAATTAAAACAGAATTATTAAGCTGTTTTAAGTTTTCCATTATCTTTTTAGAGGTATCTAACGTCGCCATGCTACGGATTCCCTAATCGTTCTAGTTTGGTTTGTTGCTGTTGCGGTTTGCCCTTTATATTTTCCAATAATTGAACTCCCTGAAACAATCCAGCTAGGTTGTCCTTTCTCAAGGATTTTTAGTAACTTTTCCGCTAATTCTCTCTCTTTTGGAGATGTCATTTTTAATTTCTCCGGTTAGGAACAGTAGAAGGTAAAACCCCTCCCAAGATTATTATAGTCGCATTCTTATCTATTTTAGGATCTTCTCCTTGATTGCTGTTCCCGTCATTATTAAAGTTAGCTAATTCCTCTCTAACCTCTACTTTTACGCTTCTATTATCCCATAAGCCAAGAGTTAACTGAGTGCCATCTGAAGTACAAATCGGATCTAAGCCATAGATATTTTGACTTCCATCAAATTGTAGAGTATAAGACGAAGAAAGTACCCTGAATCTTCCCGTGAATTTATCCCCACTAAAAGTACAAAAATCTCCCCCTTCAATATTTGGGAAGTGCCAGCTTACTGTTCGAGTTTCTTGGGTGCTTTGTAGGGTACTGATCTTTAATTGGGTTTCTACTGCCTTTTCAGCTTCCTCTAGTGTTGAAGCAGCCCCAAAACTTAGACTCTCTCCCCCCTCTGACGCCCATTCAGGGATTGAATCAGAGTAGACAAAGTAGCGTTTTCCGACACCTTCTTTTGTCGTTACAACACTTTTTGTATAGGTTTTTTTGGGTTGCTGTTGCTCCCATGTTGTTTTCCTGTATTGAGCTTCTGGGGGTCTACCCTGAATCTCCCGATATCGAACATTCTCAACCCCGTCAACAAACCCTGCTCCCGATGCGGTTAACTCCACTATTTTCTCGGTTGAATATTCGTCGTTCTTTTTAGTCCAAATTGATTGATAATAGCTTTCTTCTCCTGTAACAAGTGCTGGCAGAGGATCTTCGCTGGTTGAGTCGGGGTGAGCCATTGTCGCAATCGAAGACGCTTGGCGAGATTCCGTCCAGACCAGCATCGGCTCCACAAAGTCCATGTCAGCAGTGATTAAGCCCACTTTCAACCTTCGATTGGAACCTTCTACTGGGGGTGTGACCTTTGAGAACAATTTTCGCTGCATTTGCTCGTCCATTTCATCCCAAAAAACCCACTCAATGCTGTAAGGGACTGTATCCTGTTCATAGTCTGCGCGCATTGATTTGATGTAAAAGCTAGTTACATCTTGCCTGTTTATTTTTTGAAATTTAACTACGTTCCACCAAGGATTGTCAGTCTTTCCATTTTCGTCAAATACCATATCAGTAGTGTCAGTATCCCCTCCTGGTTCTTCCTGTTGAAATCGACTTAATTTCCATCCAGACGTGACGATACTTGTTAAGTATTTAGCATTTGAAACCTTAGATTGAAGTCCCCCCACTGAATCACCACTTCCTAAATATTTTTCATAATCTGGATGCACAGTTAACTGATATTCTATTTCTTTTGTGTTCTGAGGTGTAGTAAGTGTGTAAATCGGTGGTGAAATTGCCTGATAATAATAACGAGTTTCCTGATATTCGATTAGTTTCCAGTGTCTCCACGGATCAAGAATCATTAATCCATCAGGCGTTTCAATAAAATCTTTTAAGTAATAAGCAAATCCCCAGGTTTCAATAACCTCTCTGTCTGTTTGCCCGTCAATTGAGTAGGTTGTTCTCCTGACTTTCTTGGGGCCGGATTGGTCTAAGTTGCTGTCTAAACTCCTTAAAATAGCTGTTCCTTTTGGTGGGTTTGTTACGTCTTGATCATATTCATATTCAGTCTTGTATTCAGGTTCTTTTTCCTCGAATTCGGGAGGTAAATTTGGGTCAACTTGCTCTTTGTTACTTTCCCTTGGAGTCCATGTCAACGCGGCTCCATTGTAATAGGGAGCCACACCTAGTTGATTAGAGCCATCTGATATTTGTTCTCCCCAACTAAAGCTATAGCTAGATCCTGAATTGGCTTTTTTAAGGTCAACATTCACCCCATAGCAGACATAACAGCCCTTTATTCGAGCATATTCTTCTAATACATCGTCAAGGCTCATCATTGTTTCTGAGTTGACATCCTCAGCCCAGATATCAAAGCTTCCCGACAGGTTCACACCTGCTTTTGAAGCCAATTTACTCGCCGATATTTTTCCCGTTCTAATATCCACTAAAGGTTTTACCTTTACCTTGCGAGCGCATAAAACCTTCCACCATCCCTCTAAATTAATTGAGACAGTATAGACATTAATCTGTTGGGTTCCTCGATAAACGTATCCCGTCCGACTGTAGCTATAACCGCCATCGGGAGCAACTCTAAATGGAATCCCGTCTATGGTGATTCTTGTATTCCTTGAAGGATTATAAACTTGCTTAAATCCTCCAATATTATCTTCTGTTATACCTTCGTAGTTAATCGAGGCACTGGGATGTTCCTCAAAACTCTTTGTAACAGTTAATGACCCTAGCCGAAGAGGAATAGGTAAACTAGGAGGGTTTTTGATGATATTATTTTTAAATAATGGACGGGAAACAATAGGCATAATATCAAGTGATTAATTTTAAAGATTGAATGGCATCATCCCAGAAAAACTGACCAGGTGTAAATTCTCCCTGTTGCTCAACAAACCGTCTACCTCTCCATTCTACATAATCAATAAACCCTAAGTTCTCCCCAATATTAAAGACATTGAGTTGACCAATTAGCTCCTGATGTGCGGTATATTGCCCTGTCATCTCCAAAGTTTCCCCTCCTCTAATCCGACAGCAGGAATTAGAGCAATCAATCACAACTCGCTCCCCTACTTGCCCAAAATTAAGGGGGACACCTCTATTTAAAACTTGAGACACAATCATTCCCGATGGAACAAATACTATCAACTCACACATTACCCTGGGGATAGGGGCGTTAAATTCTATGGTTAAATTAATACTATCAGGAACGGTATTAGTCGCAAAATAGACAGTAGTTTTTTGTAAATAGAATCTTTGCCCAGTCAATCTATCTGGGTTTGTGGCTTGAATAAAATTGTTTATCCCGACCCGTAGAACAGCTAAAAAAGGCAGATTTATTTTATAAAGGGTAAAGACGGCATCAGGGGTTGTTAGCTCTGTTGGGGAAGGGTTAACGCCAGGGTATTTGTGAAATGTTTTAGTTTGAAATAAAGGAGCTAATGTCTGATTTCCTTGTGCAGACAAAATAGGAGCCGATAAATTAAATGGGCTCAGGATTGTTGCGGGTAAGTTAGAATTAGAGAGCGTAAACATAAAAAATTAATTTAACTACTAATATTATCCCGTGAATTATCGCCAAGAATTAAAACAGACCATAGAATTGTTTGTCCCTCAAGTTGAACAAGCATTTCTCAAAGCATTCTTTCTAAAAGACCTCGATTTCGGGCGGGATTTAATGGTGGGGGAGCGGACGGGTGCGATAGATTGGTATACCTCTGACCTGGGATCTCTTGTAGGAAACGTGATGATTTCGATGGGTTGTAGCTCCCGATTAAATGCCGAGATAGAAAAAGCAACCGAGGCGATTTATGCCAGACACGGGATATTTTCCATTAACGAGGAGGTTGTTAGAACCCTGAAGCTTTCAACCGCCAAGGTACAGCTAAAAGGGGAAGTTAACGCTACAACAGTGCAACAAACTTCTTCTCGGCTCTGGGTAGCAATTTCCACGTTTCAAATTGACTGTTTTATTGGGTTATGAATTTATTTTTTCATCCAATCAGCCAGTCCTTCTCGGTAAGTTTTAGCAAACGCATAGCATACCGCATCGGCTAAGTTAGGCGATCGCCCGATAATACTCTTAATATCATCTTTTTTTGTAATCATTATTGTTTTTCCAGACTCCCACCACCGGAAGGCACAGAGTTCTTCTTTTAATTGATCGTCAGGAGGTAAACAGATCGGGATTTGATTCTTGGGGTCTAATAAGTCTCGCAGATTCCAGTACCAATAAGTCCGCATATTAGCAAAAGTCAAGAGTCCGCTTTTGTCTTTCAAATACTCGCCGTTTCCATCCTTCGCGGCTTCACTTCCTTTCAAGGGAATAACGTGCATTTTCATCCCTCGACAGGTATCGTGAACCGCAGCACCCACCCCAATTACGTCAATTTGTACCTTTACCCCAGCGTTCGCCATACAGGAGGCAATCTGCTGCGCGACAATATTGCTGTCTGGGGTCTGGCTTCCATCAAACTCCCTGAGTCTGTCAAGCCAGTTATCCCATCGCAGAGCTAACACTGTCTTATCTATCCCACCCCGCGCCACATCCACACCAATATGGGACATTTTTAAGGTTTGAGGATAGTCAACCCATCGTTGCATCGCCAAAGTGACCCAATCCCCAGGAATAACTTGATAGGGGTCTG